CCCTGCAAGCACTGCCATCATGAGCAAAAGCTTAGGTGGCAAAACGTCCGCTGGGAAGAGGATGACCCGGACTCAGCGGCCTATATGTGCTCAGAATGCGGGGTTTTGTGGAGTGACTCTGATCGTCGCTGGGCAATACGAAATGGGCGTTGGTTAGCAGAGGCTGAGTTCAAGGGCGTTGCGGGCTTCTACATCAACGGCTTGTACTCCCCCTGGACCCCATTAGCTGATGGGGTTAGAGACTTCTTGTCTATGAAAAAGAATCCTGAGCAGCTTCGGGTGTGGACGAATACCTATCTAGGTGAGTCGTGGGAAGATCAAGGCGAGACGGTTGATGATTTCTCGCTATATGAGCGACGAGAAGATTTTGAAGAAGCTATTCCCGAAGAGGTTGTGTTCTTAACGGCTGGCGTGGACGTACAGGACAACCGATTGGAAGCATCGCTGATTGGGTGGGCGAGAGATCAGGAGTCTTATGTAATTTGTCATGAGACGTTTTACGGTGATCCCAGCACACCTCAGCTGTGGGGCGCCCTCGACTCGTTTATTGACAAGACATATGAAACCTATGATGGCCGTCAAATGACCATCAGGGCAACGTGTATCGACTCTGGGGGCCACTTCACAAACTCCGTCTATCAGTATGCAAAGAAGAACGCCGGCAAGCGTGTATTTGCAATCAAGGGTGTCGGAGGTGAGGGGAAACCAATTGCCGGCAGACCGACAAAGAACAATGTAGCGCGCTGTCCGTTATTTCCAGTTGGAGTTGATACAGCAAAAGACCTGCTGTTTGCTCGCATGCGAATTGAAGAGCCTGGAGCCGGGTACATTCACTTCAATTCAATTCTCGATGATGAGTACTTCAGGCAGTTAACAGCCGAAAAGATTGTCACTCGATTCCATCGCGGATTTAAGAAGCGGATGTTTCAGAAATTCAGAGCTCGGAATGAGGCGCTGGATTGTTTTGTCTACGCGATAGCTGCTTATGCGATTCTTAACGTAGATATTAATACGCTAGCCGATAAGGTAAAATTAAAGGATAATGTTGGAGAAAATATTTCCAGTGAGGCTAAGGCCAAACCGAAGAAACCGCCATTTGTTCCCCGAGTTGGGAGCGGTTTCGTGAACTCTTGGCGATAAAGGGACTCTATGGCTAACGCTTTCGATTCTACCAACGCCCCAGAGGGGTTGCCCAGCGAAATTGTAGTTGGAGATTTCGTTCAATGGAAGCGAAGCGATCTGGTAGCTGATTATCCCGTTGCGAGCTACTCCGCAAACTACGTTTTCAAGAAGTCAGGGGCGCAAGACGAATTTAAGATCAGCAGTTCGGGTTCAAGCCCTGCTGGTTATTTTTTGTTCAATGCAGTCAACGCGGCTACGTCGCTGTATACAGTTGGCACCTATAACTGGCAGCTTGAGATAGTTCGCTCCTCGGATTCTGAGCGGATTGTACTTTCTCGAGGCCAAATTGAGGTCATTGCAGACTTAGACATTTCTAGCGTGGACGCCAGGTCTCACAACGAGATCATGTTAAGCAAAATTCAGTCCCTTTTAGAGGGAAAAGCTGATTCGGACGTATCCTCATACTCAATTGCAGGTCGCTCACTGACCAAAATGAGTTTTCAGGAGCTTGTGGACGCCAAAAACTACTATCGATCCGAAGTTTTGCGAGAAAAGCGCGTTTTGGACGCTAAAAATGGACGCTCTGGCGCCTCAACAATAAAGGCGAGGTTCTAAATGGGTATTTTTGACTTTGGCAAGAAGGAAAAGGTCGAAAAGCCACGGATTTTGAAGCGTTCTTATGCGGCTGCAAGCAAAGGCCGCCTTTTAAACGATTTTATGGACTCTGAGCGCAGCGCAGATAGTGAATTGCGTCCTGTCATCAAGGTTTTGCGCTCTAGATCCCGTGATTTAAGCCGAAATAACGAATACGCAAAGCGATATTTTGACTTAATCAAGTCGAATGTTGTCGGTGATCGTGGGTATACGTTGCAGGTCAAAGCTTTAGGTGGAGACGGCAAATTAGACCAGTCAGGCAATGAATCTGTTGAAATGGCGTTTAAAAGGTGGGGAAAACGCGGAAATTGCACTGTAGACGGTAAATTATCGTGGCTTGACGTACAAAAGCTTGCGATTGAGAGCCTTTGCCGGGATGGCGAGGTGTTTATCGTCAAGCATCGAGGCAGTGAATTCCACGACAGCTTCGCTCTTGAGTTCCTTGAGCCAGATCAAATTGACGAGCAGAAGAATGAGCGACTCCCGAACGGCAATGAAATCCGTATGGGGATTGAGCTCAACCGCTTTAAGAAGCCTGTCGCATACCATGTTTTGACGTACCACCCTGGTGACTACGATTACACAACGGTAACCAAGCCGAAAAAGCACGTCCGGGTGCCGGCAGAACAAATGTGCCACCTGTTTATGCCGCTCCGGGCTGGTCAAACGCGCGGCGAGCCTTGGGTTTCGCCAGTCATGTCTGGGTTGAAGCAGCTAGGCGCTTTAAGGGAGGCGGCAGTAATCAATGCGAGAATCGGGGCCAGCAAAATGGGCTTCTTCACGTCGCCTGCCGGCGATGGGTTTGTCGCTGATGATATGGATGGTGCTGTACCAATCATGGACGCGGAGCCAGGAACCTTTCATCAGCTACCAGACGGCGTCGGGTTCACGGCTTTTGATCCGCAGTACCCCTCTAATGAGTTTGAGGCGTTTCACAAAGCAGTTCTGAAAGGCATTGCTAGTGGTTTAGGCGTTAGCTACACGTCACTCTCGAATGATCTTGAGTCAACGAGCTATTCGTCTATCAGGCAGGGTGCCCTAGAGGAACGGGACTACTACAAAAACATTCAGCAGTTTTTCCTTGATCATTTTGTAATGAATATCTTTTCGTATTGGCTGGGATCGGCGATGGAAGTGAACAGCTTTGGCATCCCATTAGCCCAATACGAGCGTTTCTCTGAAGCCGCATCATTCCGCGCTAAAGCCTGGTCATGGGTTGACCCGCAGAAAGAGATGAATGCTGCCGTAATAGGAATGAAGAACGGCATCCTTTCAATTCAGGATGTTGCGGCTCAATACGGTAAAGATGTCGAAGAGCTATTCGCACAAATACAACGAGACAAGGCGCTAGCAGAGCAGTTCGGCGTCAAGTTCGCTCTAGAGCCATACGGAGCCACTCAGGTAGGTATTGTGCCCGATGTAATAGGTGATGATGATGCCGAAGTACAAGGGTAAGGAGATCAATACAAAGCCTTCTGAGGGCATGGTGTCAGAGGCCAGGAAGGGTCTCGAATGGCGCAAAGAGCATGGCCGCGGAGGCACTGAGGTTGGTGTTGCCCGGGCTAGAGATATTGTCAACGGCAAAGAACTTTCTCTCGACACAGTTAAGCGCATGAGATCGTTTTTTGCACGGCATGAAGTGGACAAGCAGGCTGAAGGTTTTTCACTTGGGGAAGATGGTTATCCAAGCGCTGGCCGTATCGCATGGGCCTTATGGGGCGGTGATGCAGGACAGTCTTGGGCCAACAAGATTGTTAAATCAATGGACTCTGCTGACGAGCGTCAAGAGGAATTGAATATGGAAGATGATGAAAAAGACATCAATGAGATTGTTGATGATATAGAGGCTAATGGTGTGCCCGAGCCAGTAGAAGAGAAGCCGGCTGCGGAGCGAGCAGAACCTGATGCTTTGAGCGTTGGTGATTTCGTTTCGTGGGACTCTTCAGGCGGAAGGGCCACCGGAAAGATTGATCGCATAGAGCGTGACGGTTCAATTGACGTTCCTGGGGCTGACGTGACAGTCAACGGCACAGATGATGACCCGGCGGCCCTGATCACTCTTTATCGTGATGGAGAGGCAACGGACACTAAGGTTGCTCACCGTTTCTCCACGCTGACTAAGGTCAGCAACCCGGAAGAGCGAGCAGAAGAGGTCGTGGTAGAGCATCGCGCCATGGAGCTCGATATGTCTCCTGTAGACGAAGAGAAGCGTACAGCGCGTATCGCTATTTCGTCTGAGGAGCCTGTAGAGCGCTCATTCGGAAAAGAAGTACTAGAACACACAGCAGAAGCGATTGACCTGTCGTTTCTTGCTAGCGGACGCGCCCCGCTGCTTCTGGATCATGATCCTGAGAAGCAAATTGGTGTTATTGAATCGGTAGACCTCGATGACTCGGCGCGGCGACTCCGCGCGACGGTACGTTTCGGAAGGAATGGACTTGCCAAAGAGGCTTTCGACGACGTTGTTGACGGCATTCGTGCCAACATCAGCGTAGGTTATGCCATCAAAAAGATGGAGAAAGACAAGCGAGGCGGTGATACCTATATCGCTAAATCGTGGCGTCCAGTAGAAGCTAGTTTAGTATCGATTCCTGCCGACGTGACTGTTGGGCTGGGGCGATCTGATCAGGCTGCTGAAGAACCCGTAATTAGAACTGACTTTAAGGAGACTGAAATGTCTGAAGTCGATATTGCAGCGGTTGAGGCAGATGCCAAGAAAGCCGCACAGCGAAATGCCGCTCAAATTGTTGAGCTCGGCGCACGTCACAGCCGTTCTGACCTGGCTCAAAAGGCCATCGCAGACGGCAAGTCAATCGAAGAGTTCCGCGGTGAACTGCTTGAGGTAATCGGAAGCGAGCGCGCTCTCGAAGCTCAAGATGTTGGCATGAGTGAGCAGGAAGTTAAGCGATTCTCTCTGGTTCGCGCTATCCACGCTCTGGCTAACCCAACTGATCGTCGCGCTCAAGAAGCTGCATCATTCGAGTTTGAGTGCTCCGATGCCGCGTCTGAGCAGTATGGTCGTGCCGCTCAAGGCATCATGCTCCCCGCAGAAGTTCTGCGTAACTGGAAGCGTGACCTGAACTCTGCTGATGA